GCGAGCTTGTCGATCGAGCCCACGACGAAGTTCTTGTAGGCGGCTTCCGTCATCGCGTCGTCCTCCGTGCCAGCGTAGGGGGACTCCATCATGCGAGGGTCGCGCCGATGATGCGCGCGCCCGTGGGAGGGGGGAGCGGGGCGCCCGACTCGGCGCCGTCCGCGGGGAGGTCTTCGGGAAGATGCTGCCGCCACGCGGCAGGCCACGCGGCGAGCACCTCGGGCGCGTCGACGGCGGCGATCGTCCCGTCGGCGGCGACGGGCCAGTACGCCTCGAGGACGCCCATCGCGAGGAGTGGATCGGCGAGCATCGCGAGGAGCGGCGACACCTCGCCGCGCTCGAGCGCGGGGACGTAGGCGATCCAGACCGCGCGCGCGCTGTCGAGGAGCGCAACGCGCTGAATCACGACGAAGCGCGCATCAGCCCCGTCGCGGTATTCCCACGCCGGGCAATTGCCGATGTCGAGCGGGTACACGGCGGACCAGATCCGCGCGTCCCCCAGCGTCTCGGGGAGCGGGGGCGTTCCGTCGGGGAGCGCCGCGCCGAGAACCACATGCGCCGACGCGATCACGACGCCCACTCGGGGCGACACCCTTGCGCGTAGGTCGCGAGGCGCTCGACGCGCGAGGAGAAGTGCAGCGTGTTGCTGAAGTTCAGCAGATCGATCTGGCGTTGATATCCGCCCGCAACGTCGATGCTCGCTTGCGGCGCGGAGCTGACAAGCGTCGTAACCGATCCTCCGTTACGGCGGTATTTCATCACCGATTGCATCGCCCCGCCGCCCGCCTCTAGCCACAAGTCTACGACGTCATTCGCGGCCCAATCGAGCGCAGTGCTATGCGTCCAAGAAGCGCCAGCGATCTGCACCACAAGCCCTCCGCCCGCGCTCACGTATGACTGATCGTACGGCCCCCCAGGGACGAAAAACAGACCTTTAGCTGCGGGGTATTGCGACCTAGCACCCTTCGGCCGGAAGCGGATCTCCATGCTGAGCCGCCCGCGGTCAACCAGCATTGGGGCGTACGGGTGCCACACTCGCGCGCCGGATCGCGTAGCGGCGGCGCCGGTCGTGGGGATCGCCTCGGTTGCGAAGCTGCCAAGCTCAAATTGAGCGAAAGCGAACCTCGCGGCCCCGACGTCCGCGACTCCGGGGTATGCGGGAATCACAACGAAATTGCCGCTCGGGGTAGAACTAACGGCGCCCGTTCCGACGTTCCTCCGCCATCCCGCGGGAATCGGGCGGGTGACCAGCATCCCGCCCACGGTGTTGTTCGGGTTGACTCCGATCTTGGTATTGACCGCGCCGGATACGTCGCAATACCACTGCGAGCCAGTGTATACCGCGGAGGGGGTAGACTTCGTTATATCGCGTACCGCGTAGCCTAGCCCAGTCGCGGATGAGTCCGTGATTTCAAGCGCCGAAACGGCGCCGTCCGGGCCGATCGCGTGCGTCGCAGAAGCGTCCGACCGAGACCACGTATACGGATCCGACACAGGGCATTCGTTCGTGCGCGCCTCCTCAATCACCAACCCGAGCGCATCCGCGTCGAGCGCGCGGCCGATTCCGGCAACGTCCGTCCCGAGGCCCGAGACGATCGCGCTCGTGCCCGTTTGCACCGTCGCTCCGCTCGCGCGCGTGTGTGCGAGCATCCCGGGGAGCGCCGGGCACGCGCCCGGGGGCAGCGTCGTGAAGTCCGCTATCCAGAGGCGCCCGGTCCTGCGCGCGGCGTAGTGCGACATGTCCACAGGTCACTCCCCGTCGATGGAATAGGCAGTCGCCGCGGCCGAGCCGCACACCTCGAGCCGGCTCGGGTTGTCGAGCCCGAACCACTTTCGATCGCCTGGCACGAGGTGCCCGCGCGCGTTCGATCCGCTCGACGTGACTCCGGCCGACGCGGCGCCGTACCAGAGCACCCCGGGCGAGTCGTAGTGACACACGAGCCAGAATCCGCGCGAGCATGGAGCGGAGGCCAGCGTGGCCGCGGTCGTGCCCACCGTCGTGCGCACGATGCCCGGCGGAGCCGCCGCGAGCGGCGACACTTCGGCCGCGATCTGGGTGAGCTGCGCGAGCAGCGCCGCGGCCTGCGCATCATTCGTAGCGAGCGTCACCGGCATTGCGGCGTTTGCGTTCGCGGGCCCCTTCGCCGGAAGGTCGTCCGCGATCTCGGCGAGAAATGCCTTGTTCGCGAGCTGCGTCGCCTCGGTCGAGGAGAGCGCGCCCGACGGGGCGACGTGGACCCGCGTGGTCGTCGGCGCGCCGGAGGCGCCCGTCAGCTGGAGGTAGAGGCGCCCGCCGGGCATGTTCGGCGACGGCACCGGGACGTGGGACTCGACGCCGGCGGAGAGGCGGAAGGGGGCGCCGACGGTGTTCCAGCGCCCGTTGTCGGAGTCCTGGCGCCAGAGCTGGGCGGTCCAGTAGGCGCCGGCGATGTCCGCGCCTGCGCCGTCGAGGAGCTCCGCGTAGACGTCGATGGAGCCGACCGGCGTGAGCCGCGACGGGTCGACGTAGGAGTCCAGGCCGAAGCTCCCGGTCGGAGCCGCGGCGCCGTTCGTCGGCGCGGCGTCGTCGCTCGTGCCGGTCTTCGTGTAGACGGTCTGGAACTTCATCGGGTCCGCCCTCCGGAAGGAGAGGTATCACGGACCCGGGTTGACGTCAGTCCTCCGCGCTGGGGCGCGCCGGCCTGCGCGGAGGCGCCTTGGCGCTCCCCGGAGCTCCCGGAGGACCGCCGCCCGTGCGGACGCCCATACCGGCGGTGGCGATGTCCACGTTGCGCTCCTTCGATTCGTAGATGTCCTCCAGCTCCGTCTCCGGGTCCTCGATCTGGGGGAAGACGCCGGCCTTCGCCGCCGCGATGGCCGTCTCCGGCGCGATGAGCGGCTGGCCGCCGTTGGCCTTCGTCAGCATCTCGACCGACTTCGCCTTGTCCTCCGTCGAGAGGGGAACCATGTCGTGCCACACGAGGACGACCTCTCCGCCCGACCCCGGGACGACCTGGATGACGATCGGCTCGTCGCCGTCCTCCGCCTCCTCGATGTCCGGCGGGAGGCGTAGCTCCTGGGCGACCTCCTCCACCTGCGGGGCGCCGGCGGCGTCGACCGCGGGCTTGCCGTCGGGCGCAGCCACCGGGCGGCGCGTCGGCGTCGCGAGCACGAACAGCGCGAGCCGCCAGAGCCCCTGGAGGACGCGGATCGCTCCCTCGCCGTAGCGGTCGCGCAGCCGCCCGGCGCGCGCGAGCATCGGCGCGAGGAGGCGGCGGAGCGCCTCCCCGGACTGGGCGGCAGAGGTCATCTTCTCCGGGTCCATCAGCGTGACGTCGCAGAGCTCCAGGAGGAGCGCGCGGAGCTTGTCGAAGTTGTCGAGGCCGGCCTTCACGCCGTCTGCCTTGAGCTGGAGGTACTCGGCGCCGCCGCGACTCCAGATCGTGTTGTGACCGCCCTTCCGCGTCTTGCCGGTGTTGAGGGACGGGTCCTCCTTCACGACGAGCGTGGGGTCGGCGTTGCGCGCCGTCCCGCCGGAGGTCGCGGAGAGAATCAGGTTGGCCTCGTCGACGAGCGTCTCGGCGCCCTCGAAGTCTGCCTCCCCGGAGGCGTCCGAGTCCTCCGGGTCGGCGTTGTCGATCCAGACCAGCGGGCACTCCGGGAGCGCGCCCTCCGACTCCAGGGACCACCGCGCAGGTCCCGACGGGTCCGCCGGGTGGTAGCGGTAGACGCGCTCGGCGCCGACGCCGGCCGGCGTCCCGTCCGGGAGGCGGCGCGGGCCGCTCCACTCCCGGGCCATCCACGTCTCCAGCTCGACGAGCGCGCCCTCCTTGTCCTCCCCCCACTCCCGGACGCGCCAGCACTTCACGGCGACCCGCGGGATGCGCCGCTCCCGGTCTGCCCACTCCAGCACCGTCACGTCGTTCCACTCGTGGACCTCTACGAGCGGGAGGCCGTCGCGCCAGGCGTAGGAGAGGACCACGGCACCCTGCGAGCCGCCCTTGTTGCGCGCGTGGAAGATGCGCGCCGGGAGGTTCGCCGCCCGGGAGACGGAGCGGAGGAAGCGCTGGGTGTCCGGGTCGCCGTGCACCTCGATGGTCGGGAAGCCGCCCTCGAACATCAGCGCGGAGAGGCGGCCGACGACCAGCTTGCCGGCGCGCCAGTTCGCCGGCGGCTGACGCTCCCGGAGCGGGACCATGTAGGGGGGGAACGCCGGAGGCCCCATCGACGGAGCTCCGGACGGCGACAAGATCTCGCCCCCCCAGCCGTACGACCGGCCCGCGTACTGGCGGCCGAGGAAGTAGTCTTCGAGGCGCTCCGCCCGCCGGTAGTCCTCGCGCTCGTGCAGCATGGCGACCCCGCGGAGGGTCGCGGCGACGAGGCGATCGACGGTCGGAGGAACGAACGCCCGGGGCGAGGGGTAGTCGGGGCTGGGCATCGCCGTAAGGGATACCACGGCGCCGAGAGGCCGGTCAGCGGCGGCGCGTGAGCTCCTCGGCGACCTCCGGCGTCCGGTGCAGCGCGCAGAGCGCGAGGCGGCGCCTCACGCCGAAGTCGAGCAGGAGCGCGCCGGACGTGAACTCCGCGCAGCCAGGCGCCGCGCAGCGGTGGCGCTCCTCCGCCTCGTCGTCGTCCGGCTCGACGCGCGTCCGGTGCTGGAGGACGTAGCGGCGCCAGCACTCCTCGGCCTCGGCCGCCGTCGCGTGGCCGTCGCGGTGGAAGGCCGCGCGGGCGGGGCGCAGCGCGTCGACGCCGGCGACGACCGCCGCCGCGTGGGCGGCGCCGAGCCGGACCAAGAGCGCGCCGGCGTTCGGCTCCACCCAACCCGCGCAGTAGCCGACCGCGAAGGTCCCGTCTGCGTCGGTCCGGGTGTAGTCCCAGCGCCGGTCGCGCTGACGCCGATTCGGTTGCCAGTACGTGGTCATCGCAGGCTCCTCTTCCCGGAGAGTCGCCGAGCGAGGCCGCGCGCGGCGACCGCGCCGCGGCGACCTCCCCGGCCGAACCGCCGACGGGCCGGCTCCGGGGGGCCAGCCTGCGACGGGAGAGCGGGCGGCGGCCGGGGAGGAGCCGGCGGGGGCCACGGTGGCTGCGTCAGCCCCCTCCAGCCGTACCCCCACCGGCGCTCGCGCTCCTGCTTCCGCGCCCACGTCGCTTCGAAGAACCACACCGTCGGACCTCCTACTCGATCGGCCTGACCTCGACCGGCTTCCCGAGCGCCCGGAACTGGCGGATGACGTCCGCGGTCCCGCGCCCGTGGCCGGCGCGCGCCGCCGCCTCGCCTCCGTCGAAGACGAGCGCGCGGTCGGCGACCTGCGCGATGGTGCCGTTCCGGCGGGGGCCGGCCGGGAAGCCGATCGCGTCCCATGGGGCGACGCAGACGACGAGCACCAGGCCGGCCTCCAGGGCGGCGTCGCGCGCGTAGGAGTCGACCCCGCGCGCGTCGCCCGTCACGACCTCCGTCCGCGCGTCGGCGGCCGCCAGCGCGTGGACGGCGTGGGCGACGCGCCAGCGGAGCTCCTCCGGCCAGCCGCGCCAGCCGACGACCGCGACCCGCTCGTGGGTGCGCGGCACCGGGAGGAGCTCGACCGACCAGCCCCGCTCCGCGACGGAGCGGCGGACGGCATCGAGGCTCCTCCCGAGGGCGGCGCGGAGGATGGGGGCCGCCTCCCTGACCACGCCGTCGACGACCCGGAGGCCGGCGACGAAGTGGGGGGCGACGACCCGCGCGAGGACCTCCGTCACCCCCCCTCCGGCGGAGCGGCGCCTCCGACGGCCACGTTCCCCGCGAACGGCACGAACACGAGCGTCAGCCACGGCCGCTCGCGGAGCCCGATCCGGGCGAGCCTGGCGCGCGCGAGGGCCGCCGTCTGCTCGTCGAGCAGCGCGATGGAGCCGTTGCACCCATGCGCCTGTTGCGTGCAGACGCCGCCCTTGATCTCGGCGCTCTGCGGGACGAAGACGACGGAGCCGCACGCGTCGCACGCCCACGCGTCGCACTTCGGGTGCGCGTCAGCCACGACGGCCTCCCAGCTCCCCCTCGGACACGCGACCGCAGAGCGCGCGCGAGACGTCGAGGAGCGCTGCGCGCTTCGCGCGTTCGGAGGCCACGACCTTCTGGATCTCGTGGAGGAGCGCGGACGGCGAGGGCGGGCCTCCGTCGTCGACCCCGAGGGCGGAGGCGACGTCCCGGAGGAACATCCAGCCCGGTTCGGCGGGGCTGGTCGCAGGCGGGAACGCCAGCGAGGGGTCGGCGGCGATGATGCTGTCGACGACCTCCACGGCGTAGGAGCGGACCTCCTCGCGGAGAGCCGCCTCCTCGGACTCGCTGGGCCTGGGCGTTCGGCGGGCGCGGACGTCGGCGATACGCTTGAGGGCAATCAAGGTGTCGCCGGGGAGAAACAGGGACATGACGGGGGACTCCTTCGGGTGAAGCGCCCGGCGCCGGCCGGGGGAGATTCCGGGCGGCGGCGGGCGCGGGGGAGAGGCGTCGATTGACGAGCAGAGCGCGGCGCGCGTCTAGCGGCGGCGGGCGGTCGGGCGGCGCTTTTTCGGAGCCGCGGGCGGCGGCTCCTTCGCCAGGCGGTCGCGGAGCTCCGCCGCGGCCGCCCGCTCCTCCCGGAGCTCCCGGCGGAGCTCGCTGTTCGCGTGCGAGACGACCGCGGACGTCTCGGCCAGGCGCTGGACGGCGTAGCCGAGCCCCTCGCCGATGCCCGGGCGGACCACCTGGGCGATGCTCGCCACCATCGTGGCCACGTCGCGCGCGGAGGCGAGGAGGTCGGTCCCGTCGTCCCACCCGAAGGCCGCGCGCAGCTGGTCGAACCCGCGCTGGTCGCGCCGGAGCTCCTCCTCTGCGCGGGCGAGCCGGCCGCGGAGGTCCTCCGCCTCCACGCGGAGAGTGCGCGCCTCCACGGTCGCGCGCTGCTCGTTGCCGAGCGCGTCGGAGACGAGCCGCACGAGCTCCGCGCCGTCGACCCCGGTGCGCCCAAGCAGGTCCGCGATCAGGCGGGTCGTCTCGACGTACGTCAGGGAGGAGTCGAGCCGGAGCGGGCACGCCTCAGGAGGCCCGGAGAGGTCCGGCTCCTCGAAGGTGTTCCGGTCCGAGTAGGGGAGGCGCTCCCCGGTCGACACGCTCCCCGGGTCGTCGAGCCGGGAGCGGGCGACCCGGAGGCCCGTCGGGGTGACGGCGACCGCGGAGACGACCGAGGACGGGCCGGACGACGGCGGCGCCGGAGGCGGAGGAGGCGACGGGCGGCGAAGCGTCACGGTCGACCCGTCGGCCGAGACGTAGGCCTCGACGTCCGCCCGGCCGATCAGGTCGGCGAGCAGCTCCGAGAGCGGCGTCGGGTCGGCGGCCTCCTCCAGGCGACCGACGCGCGCGTCGAGCCCGTCGAGGAGGTGGGCGGTCGACGACGCGAGGAGGGAGACGAGCTCCCGGAGCTTCGCCGTCGGGTAGGTGTGGAGGTCGGTCAGCTGCGCCAGCTCGGCGCGCGCGGTCTTGGGGGTAGGCATCGTGGGGAGCTCCGATGGTTGGTCAGTGCGGGCGGCGCCGGTCGATCGAGAAGATCTCCCCGGAGCCGATTCGCGCGCCCATGCGCGCGATCCAGGACGCCATCACGACGTCGGGGGAGTGGTCCGCAGGCGTAAAGTATAGGAGAGAGAGGAACCATTCGGCTAGAGGTTCCGGGAGCTCCCCGGAGGCGTCGAGCGGGACGATCCAGCGCCCGGCCTCGAAGTCGACCGCCATCGCTTCGACGCCGATCGCCGGGTCCCACTTGTTCTGCGCCGTCGTCGTGAGCCCGCGCACCATCGGGGCCGACTCGTCGACCTGCACGAGATCCACGAACAGCTGCTGGGTGGCGTTGTCCTCGACGTAGAAGAACGGGTCGTAGCGCCCGACGAGCTCCCGCATCCGCTGCACGATCTCGGGCGCCGACCAGTTCCCCACCTGCACGTCGAGCACCTGGAGCTTGCCGTCGGGCCAGTAGGCGATCGCGAACAGGGCGGTCTTGTCGGTCTTCCGCACGCGCCCGCGCTTGCCGGAGGCGAGGTCGACTCCGACGTAGACCGGGACCCAGGTCCCGTCCGGGAGCCGCGGCGGGCGGGGGGGGCGCCAGGGGGCGCGACGGGCGCGGCCGGCGTCCTCCGCGGAGCGGAACCACTCCTCCCGGAAGCGCGCCGTCTCGTCGTCGAGCGGGACGCAGAGGTACATGCGGGCGAAGGCCAGCGCGCCGACGGAGCGGCGGATCTCCGCGATGCGCTCCGCCGGGAACTGACCCGCCCAGGTCGACCGCCCGCGGGCGTCGAGGAGGGCGAAGCGGACGAACTTCCAGGCGCCCGTGCGCTTGGCGAGGGTGTGCGGGAGGTCGTCCCGGTGCCACGCGTTCGCGAACACCCAGACCTTGCCGCGCCACGTCCGGCGGGACTGAACGACGGAGTCGAACCAGCGCTGGATCTTCCGCCGCTGCGTCGCGGTCGCGGAGTTCTCGTGGTCGTGGATGTCGTCGACGAGGATCCGGTCGAAGCGGCCTCCGTGGAACTTCGTCCCGAGGCCGGCGACCTGGACCGAGTAGTCTTTGGCGCCTCCCCGGTGCCCGGAGACGACGATGTGAGAGGTCGTCCACGGCTCCCCGGGCGCGCGGCGGAGGTCCGGGAAGACCTCCCGGACCCGGGGGTTGGAGTCGATCGCGCGGCGGACGACCGCCAGCACCTTCTCGGGGTTCCCGGTCGCGGCGCCGAGGAGGAGGAAGCGGAGCGACGGGTCGCGCCCGAGCTCCCAGACGATCCGGGCGCCCGCCTGCACGGTCTTCCCGGCCTCGGCGAACGCCAGGATGACGAGGGAGCGGTGCTCGGACATGAGCCGCTGCCACTCCCGGTGGTGGGCGGCCTGGACGAGCGGTTCGTCCGTGATGTCGTCGCGGAAACAGTACTCGACGAACGCGTCCGGGTCCTCCCGCGCCCGGAGGACGTTCTCCGGGGTCGCCGGAGGAGGCGCGGGAGCCGCCGGGTCAGGCGTCTTCGAGGAGCGGATCGACGCCAGCGCCGTCGAGGCCATCGCTCGCATCGGCGAGCGACGCGAGGACGCGTTCGAAAGCAGGCCCATCGAGCGTCTCCTTGAGCTTCCGGATCGTGCGCGCCATCTCCGCGTTCACGACGGAGGCGACCTCCACGCGTCGGCCGTACCGGGCCGGCCAGCGACGCTCCAGGCGCCAGGCGCGCGCCTGCCAGTTCTGCCGCCCGGCCTTCACTGCCCGGAGGTCCTCGATCTCCGCGAAGGCGAGGGCGCGCTTTACGGCCTGACGAAACGCGCCGAAGACCGACCCCGGGCGGTCCTTCCCCATGCGCATCCAGCGGTAGAAAACGACCTCATCGACCGCGACGAGCGCGCAGGCCGTCGCGATGTAGGCCCCCTCCTGAAGCGCCCCGAGGATCGTCGCCTGGAGCTCCGGCGTCAGGCGCGTCGGGCGGCCGGTCGGTTTCCGCTCCTTCGCCGGCGGCGGGGGAGGGGGGCGGATCGCATCAGCCATCGCGAAGCTCCTCCTCGGCGACCGTGCCCTCCGGGAGCTCCGGGAGCGCGCCGACCTCGACCGGGCCGCACGCCTCCGTGGCGCGCTTCGGGTCGCCCTTCACGAACACCAGGACGTTCTGGTGGCCCTTCCCGAGCTTCCGCGTCTGCGTGAAGTACCGCCCCGCGCGCATCGAGAGGGAGCCGACGGAGGTGACGAGGATCGCCTCGTTGTAGTAGCGGGCGCCGGCGTCCTCGAAGGCGCGGATCGTGTCGGAGACGAAGCCGCGGTAGTAGCCCTTCGAGTCCCGGACGTCGCCGACGACGAAGACGGCGAAGCGGTCCGGGCGGAGGCGCGCCACGGCGTCCCGGATGATCGCCCGGTAGGCGGAGAGGAAGCCCTCGTAGGGCATCGTGGAGAGGTCGCGCGGGTCGTCGGAGTAAACCTCCAGGTCGGCGTACGGGGGGCAGGAGAAGACCAGATCGACGCTCTCCCCGGGGAGCTCCGGGACGACGGTCCTGGAGTCGCCGGTCTTCCACTCCGGGCGACGGGGCGGAGGTCCGGTGCGCTCCGGCGCCGCCGGGTCGGAGGTCTGCGCGGTCCCGCGGATGCCGACGACCCACACGAGGTCGCCCTCCCGGACGTACGGGAGGACCTTCGCCTCGTAGTGTGGATCGAGGTCGACGCCCTGGAGTCGCGTCGTCGGCGCCGGGTCCTCGTACTTCGCGGCGACCCGCTCCAGCGTCACGCGCGCGCGCCAGTCCGGGGGGGCGAAGCGATCGAGGCGGTCCTCCGGGTCGGCGCCGACGACGACGCCGAGGACGGGGATCGAGAGGCCGGCGTCCCGGAGGCCGTGCAGGAGGCCGGCGAGGGACATGCCGGAGCCGACCGGGATGACGATCCGCCGGACCTCCGGGGGGATGTCCCGAACCTGCGCGCGCGTCTGCCGAACGGCCTCCTCGCACTCCATGCCGAAGGGGATCTCCCGCCAGCCGAGCCGGGCGGCGTCCTCGCGCGCGCGAGCCACGATGACGGTGTTGTAGCCCGGACGGTGCTGGATGACCTCCGCGCCGCACGCGCGCGCCGCCTCGACCTCCGGGGAGAGCTTCCCGGACGGGACGTGGACGCGGCACGGGACGCCCAGGCGGCGGGCGATGTGCGCGACGATGTTGACCTGGGGCGACGCCCGGGAGCCGGCCGTCACGAGGCCGGCCGGGAGGCCGCCGGCGGTCGCGAGCGCGTAGCAGGTCCGGACCTTCCCGCCCGGGACGCCAGCGATCCGGAACAGGTCGTCGCGCTTGAGCCAGATCGGTCCGCGGCGCTCGATGGGCGTCGGTCCGGTGAAGTCGTCGGCGGGGTCGTCGGGCGGGAGCTCCGGGGGGGCGGAGGCGCCGAGGGCGGCGAAGATGCTGGCCGCCTGGTCCTCGTTCGCCGCGACCTGCTCGGCGCGGAGCTCCACGCCGACGTAGGAGCGGCCGAGGACGCCGGCGACGATGCCGCGCACGGAGCCTCCGGCGAACGGGTCGAGGACGGAGCCGCCCGGGGGGGAGAACCACCGGACGGCGAGCTCGCAGACGACCGGGTCGAAGATCGAGGTCCCGGACTGGACGGCCGCCTCCCCCGGCCCCTCGTAGTGGTCGCGGAGGAACTCGTCGGTCGACAGCTCCCGTCCGAGCTGCGCCTCGACGGCCTTCTTCTTCCGGTAGAACACCAGATCGGCCGCCGGCCCGTGGTAGGTGAGCCCGCCGAGGTCCTCGGACTTCGGCACCATCTTTGCGGCGGCGGCGGCGGCGAACGAATCCTTTCGAAGCCCCATCGTGAAGTCGCTGGTTTCGGTCGCCGCGTGCTTTTTCGCTCCGCGCTTGCCGACCATCTTCTTGGCGGCCGCGGCGTCGAACGAGTTCTTGGGGGCGGCGAGGTCGAAGCCGAACGTGAGCCCGGAGGCCGGTGCGGCCGCGTCGGGCGCGTCCGCCTTCTTCTCGTAGACGCCCGCCTGGGCCTCCGACGCCTTGCCGAGCGGCGTGAGGTCGGAGCCGCGTCCGATCTCCGACCGGATGCCGAGCGAGATCCAGGTCCGCTTGCGCTCCTGCCAGTAGCCCTGTCGGGCGTCGAGCACCGTGAAGGGGGGGACGAGGAAGCGGTCGACGAGGGAGGAGGCGGTCGCGCGGACCTGCTCCTCCGTCGGCCCCTTCGGCGCGTCCTCTTTCCGGAGCGACGCGAGGAGGCGGTCGAGGGCGGCGGAGTCGAAGCCCGGGGGGAGAGGACGGGCCTCCGCGCGCATCGAGTCGAGGATGCGGGCGAGGGCGGCGTCGTCCCAGGTCGCGATCTCGGAGCTCCGGTTGTCGGAGAGCGCGAGCGCGTGGGCGTCCTCTGCGGAGAGGTCGAGCCAGCGGACCGGGACGAGGCCGGGCGCGGGCTGGCCGGGGAAGACGCCTCCGAGGTGGAGGACGGCGAGCCTCCGGGTGTGCCCCTTGATGATCTCCCGGTCCGCCGTCCGGGCGACGATCGGAGCGCCGAAGCCGAAGCGCGCGATCGACTCCGCGACGACCGGGACGGCAGACGCGTTGTGGCGCGGGTTGTCGGCCCACGGGAGTAGGGATTCGAGGGGGACCCAGACGGCGGCGGCGTCGGCCGCCTCGGGGGTGGGGGAGGCGGCGCGCGGGCGCTTCGGGGGGGCCATCGAGGCCCATCTTGACCTTAGCGGCGTCGGAGGCGCAAGCCGACTCTAGTAGTAGGCGCCGTGGAGCGACGACCCTACGAGCTCCATGATGCCGCTCCGCTGGATGATCGGGCGGACGCCGGCAACGCCGTAGGCGTCGTGGAGCGGGGCGAACGCGGCCCGGAGCGCGGACCAGTCGGTCCGTCCGCCGCGCAGGAGCGCCGCTCCGCGGACGAGGCGGCGCCGGAGCCGCGCCGGGACCGGGACGACGGGGAGGTTGCCGCGGTGGCCTCGGTAGAGGTCGCCGAGCACCGCTCCATCGCGGCCGAGCGCGGCGGCGAGGACCGACCGGAGCCACCGCCGGAGCTCGTGGCGGCGGATGATGTCCACCTGATAGGGCGGCAGAACGGCGAAGTACTGGCCGGCGGGCGCCGTCGGGACGGCGCCTTCGCGGAGCGCCTGACGCGTGCGGAGTAGGTCGTAGATGTTGATCGGACGGTCGGGTACGAAGGAGGCGGTCATGGTGGACCTCGGGGCGGACTGGAGCTTCGAGAAGTCGCGCGCGAGGCGCAGCATGGGCTCGACGATCTCGGCCCGGAGCCGCGCCTCGAACGCGGCGAAGCAGGCGGAGAGGACGGACGGCGCCGGGACGGTCACGGGTCCTCCGGGATGCAGTGGCGGCGGATGATTCGCTGCTTGGCGACCTCCAGCTCGCCGACCAGCTTCACGGGCCACGACTCCGAGCCGTGGAAGGCCCGGAACGTCATCGCTCCGTCGGCGGCGAGCTCGTAGACCGCGCAGAGAGCGAGGATCTCGCCGGCCTCCGCGCGCGCGAGCAGGTCGCGCAGGAAGTCGACCATCTCCGGGTGCGGGTCCGTCCGGACCGGGGGGAGCGCGACGAGCCCTCCCCCACCCCCAGGGGGGGAGGGGGGGAGGGGGGGAGGGGCGGGGGGTGGCCTGACATCAGAACGGGCCTCCGCCCCGGAGCTGGATCGCGCACGCCGCGCACGGCTGTCCGTCCACCCACCGCTGGTCGCCGCACGCCGAGCACGCGGGGGGCGTGGGGCGGCCGGGGTCGGCGGGGGAGGCGAGCGGGGAGGCGATGCGCGAGCCCGTCCGGGGGTCGACGACCAGGACGGCCACGAAGAGGCCGTGGAGGCTACACGCCGCGATGAAGGCGCCGGAGGGGGAGTGCTGGCGCAAGTCGAGGAGCCGGCGGCCACAGGCTCCGCAGAGCGGCGCGCCGAACGGGTCGGCGGGCGCAGAGGGGGCGGTCACCGGGTCCCCAGGTCGGCGACGACGCGGGCGAACGCCTCCGCGTGGGCGACGCCGACGAGGCGCTCCAGGGTCGACCGGGCGTGGTACAGCAGAAGCGCAACGTCGGCCGCGCACGGCTCGCGCACCTCGATCTGGCTCCCGTACCGCTCTCCCGCGTGCGTGGCGGTCCACGCGACCGTAGCGGAGCCTCCGGGGCGTCGGACGACCTGGAGGGCGAAGTCGGGCGCGAGGGTGACGCAGACGCCGAAGGAGTCGCGTTCGGCGAATCCGAAGGACTTGGGGTTCATCCAGGGCTCGGGCATGGTCGGGACCTCCTAGTGGAACGGCGGCGGATCGTCGCCGTCCTCGCGCGCGAGGTGGCGGTCGAGGGCGATGCAGGCGGCGGTGTCGAGCGTCACGGGGTCGATGTCGAGCGCGGCCTCCCGGGCGAGCGCGTCCCGGAGCTCGTTGACCCCTTCGGCGTACGCGGCGGAGGCGACCCGGCCGAACTTCTCGGCGGCGTCCGCGATGGGGCGCTCGCCGGCGTCGAGCGCCCGCTCCACGGCCAGCGGGGAGAGCTCCCGGGAACCGCGCGCGGCCGCGACCCCTTCGAGGTAGACCTGCGCGGCGAGGGCCTCCGACACGGGCCGGTAGCGTTCCATCACCCCAGCGGCGCGCCGCGACGGAGGGGGGTTCTCCCGGGCGTCCGCCTCCAGGGTCGCGGCGGCGTCGGCGCGCGCGCGGCCGAGCAGGAGCCCGATCACGAAGCCCGCGAAACAGGCGAGCGCGGTGGCCAACACGTACTGGATGGGGTCGACGGTCATCGGGCGGCCTCGGGTAGCAGGAGCAGGAACGCGGCGGCGTCGGCGGGGCATCGGAGGAGGAGGCGCCGCTCCCTGCGCTCTCCGACCTCCACGGGTCCGCTGCATCGAGGGCACCGGGCCGAGGCGGCGAGGCGGTCGCCGAGGGCGCGGCGCGCAGCGAGGGCGGCCGTCTCCCGGCGGTGGCATCGCAGGCAGAGGGTTCGCACGTTCTCGATGACGTTCAGCCCCCCCTCGACGAGCGCCACTGCGTGGTCGGCTTCCCAGAGGTGCGCGGCCTCTCCGGCGACGTCGCCGAGCTCCCAGCCGTGGACGGCCAGCGCGGCGCGGAAGAACGCCGACGCGCGGAACGTGCCGTCGAGGTCCGGGGGGGAGGAGTCGGGCGCGGAGCGGTAGGCGGCCCACGCGGCGGCGGAGGCGTCCTTCCAGTCCCGGCGCGCGCAGCGGAGCGTGGCCGCGACCTGGCGGGTGTCGGTCCCGCAGAGCGCGCAGACGCCGTGGTCGCGCCCCTCGACGGCCGCCCGCATCTCGGCCGCCGACGTCGCCTGGCGGTGGCGGGTCACGCACTCGGCAGAGCAGAACGTCCGGCGGGGCGGAGCGACGACCCGCCCGCAGACGCGGCACGAGCCCTTCGGCCCGTAGCCGCCTCCGAAGGCGAGGTGCGCGCGCTCCGCGCTCCGCCGGTCGTAGGCCATCAGCCGCCCGGGTCCGCCTCCACGCTCGGCGCGTGGTTCATGGCGATGGCGGCCTCGAACAGGTCCTTGAGGACGCCCACGACGTCCCGCATGTCGTCGGTCCCGCCGAGGCGGATGAGATTCGGGGGGGAGATGGCGACGGCCGCCAGGGAGACGAACGGCGAGGCGGCGTGGGCCGCGACGAGCTCCCGGAGCGCCTTGCTGGCGTCCGTCTCCGCCGCGGCGAGGCCGCCGGACCTCTCCGCCGCGCACTGGATCACCAGCGCGCGGACAGCCCTCCCGACGGCCTCCTCGGCGACCTCCGGAGCGACCGCTTCGCCTTCGACGAGCGGGTGGAGGACGGCGACGACCCGGGCGACCAGCGCCGCGTTCTTCACCGCGGCGTCGAGCGCAGCGTGGTAGCCGTGCTCCGCGCTCCCCTCCGGGGCGCCGAGCGCCAGGGCGGTGTCGGCGATGAGCGCCTCCGCGGAGTCGCCGTTCACGAGCGCGCAGCGCACCACCTCGATGGCGTGCTGGTCGAGCTCTCCGTCGGTCCGGGCGGCGACGAGCAGCTGGTCGAACGCCTCCAGGGGGGTCACAGCGTCACCGTCGACACGTCGCGGACGCGGGCGAGGAACTCGGTCCGGCGCCGGAGCTCGATCTGGGCGTCGCGCAGCTGGCGCGCGCGCTTGTCGTAGTTGGTCGACGGGCGGACCATCAGGTCCTGGAGCCGCGCCACGTCGGCGGCGGCGGCGCCGACCCAGAGCATCGCGCGGATGACCGGGGAGTCCTCGCCGCGCAGCTGGCGGGCGGCGTCGTACCGGGAGAGGCGTCGCGGCGCGCGCGGGCGCTCCACGTAGGTCTTCGCGCCCGGGCCGGGGATGAGACGGACCGCGAGCGGCGGGCGCGCGAACGGGTCGAACGACGGGGGGGAGGGGGGGGGAGTCGGACGCGCGGCGGGGAACACGCGCACGCCAGCGACCGGGCGTTGGGGCTTCAGGCTCATCACGATTCTCCTTCGGCCGGATGTTCGTCCTCCGGGGCGTCGTCCGGCGGGGCGGCGGCTCCGGGGTCGGCGAGGCGGTAGGCTCCGCCGTCGCCTCGGATGACGGTCTTCGCGGCGCAGAGGCGCCCGAGGGTCGCGGAGAGCGTCGGCCGCTCCGCGTTCGTGACGTTCGCCGCGATCGCGATGCCGTCGAGCGACAGCGCGCCCTTCCGCAGCGCGTCGAAGACGCGGCGTGGCCAGGAGCCGCGCGGCGCCAGCTTCCGGCCCGGGGCCGGGGCGCGGGCCGGGGGGGCGGGAGCGCGCGAGGTGGCGACGTACGGGCTGGGCGCCGTCTGCCCGGGAGCGCAGCCGCAGTCCAGGGTGACCGGGGGGGCGAGGTCGGAGAGGACGCCGGCGACGACGAACGCGCGGTCGGCGGGCGGGAGGTCGGAGAGGACGTCGAGGATCTGGGCACGCAGGCGGAGGAGCGCCGCGACGTCCCGGAGGGTGGCGGTCATCGGACGACCACCGGCCACTCCCGTACGCGGAGGTCGGCGGGCCACTCCTCCGGGTCACCCCCCTTCGGGTCCCGGAGGGAGGAAGCGAAGCCCGGGAGGTACGGCCGCGCGCCCGCCTGCTTCATGAAGAACGCCGCGCCGGCGTTGACGCACTGCGACCGGAGCCAGCGCGCCCAGGTCATGTCGAACGGCCGCGCGCGCGGGCCGCTCTCTCCGCCGACGATCACCCAGTCGACCGCCGGCTTCCCGGGGCCGATCGTGACGGGCATCCAGGGGTCGAGGATGAGCGGCCCGAGCAGGGGCTCGGCGGAGACGAAGCGGACGACCGCCGGGGCGCGGAGGAGCTCCGGGACCCGCGTCTCCGCGGTCGCCTGGTTCTCCGCCGTCGTCCCGAGCCAGAGGTTCGGGAGCGTCTTCGGGACGAGCCCCTCCGGCTGGGCGGCTTCGACGTCCGCGCGCGCAGCCGCCCACAGCCGGACGATGTTCTCCGGGCGCTTCGTCAGCAGGAGCCAGTCGAGGTCTTGCGTCTCCCGGATGAGGGCGAACAGGCGCGCGCGCTCATCGGCCAGCTCCGGTCGGTCCTCGAACACGTCCGCGAGGCTCGCGCAGAAGACCCGGTGCCGAACGCCGGCGGCGCGGGCCGCGCGGTCCCAGGCCAGGGGCTTCGCCCAGTTCGCGAGGGAGGTCACGTGCCGCGCCGCGCGCGGTCCCCAGAGCTCCAGGCCGGCGGCGCGGGAGCGGCGCGCGAACGTATCCACTTCCGCGTAGCAGTGGGCGCAGCCGTCGGAGACTTTGGCGCAGCCAATCCAGGGGTTGAAGGTGTGGTCCGTCCAGGCGATCTTCGAAAACTGGGTCATCGGTGGGGGCTCCGACGGGTGTGATGGTAGCCGGCGCCGAAGTAGGCGAGAAGGGCGGCGTCCGCCTCGTGCTCGACGTCAATCGCGCAGCCGTAGAGGGCGGAGGCCCGGACGCGCGCGACGTCCTTCCCCTCCTCCCGGGAGTAGCGCCTCCCGTGAACCGCCAGCTGCCACGCGCCCGGCGGGACTCTCCACGACGGGAGCCCGCGGGCGGAGGCGGCGAGGACGACGGCGCCGGCGTAGCGGGCGGCCGAGAGGGCGGCGAGCGGCGTCCGGGCGGTCGAACCGAGGTGGGTGTCCTCGACGAGCACCAGGCGACCGACCGCCGGAGCGGCGGAGAGGCAGTCGAGCGCGGCACCAAGCGCGCGCGCGAACACGCCGTCGATCCGAGAGTGCGCGGCGCGGAGGGAGCCGAGCTCCAGGCGGCCGGCGACGAGCAGAGCGACGCCGGAGAGCTCCCCGGTGTCGACCGCGAGCAGCGCCGGAGGCGGGGAGCCCGGGACCCACCACGGGGGGGCCTCGCGCTGGTAGAGGTCCGTCACGTCTCCGTCGTAGGCGGCGAGCTCCGGAGCAGAGGGAGCGCGCCGCCCCTTCGGGAGAGCCACGGGACCCTACTGGACCTGGCCGGACGGGCGGAGCTCGGGCGGCGGAGCCTTCGGCGGCGGAGCCGCCGCCTTCGACTTCGCGTTCCCGCACGAGCGGACGGTGTGGCCGGTCTGGCCGCATCGGCCGCACGTCACGGGCTTCCGCTCCTTCTTCGCCGTCGCCGTCGCCGGGTCGGCGACCACCGGGGCGGGGGCCTCCTCCGGACGCGTCCCGGTCGCGACCTGCTCGGCCGCCACCTCCGCCGCGGCCGAGTAGTCGGGCGCGTCCTCCGACGCCTCCGGGTCGGCGGCGGCCGGAGCGGCCTCGTCGGCGGGGAGCTCCGCGGCCGGGTCGGCGGCGTCGCCGCGCCACGCGCGGTCGAACTCGTCCGCCTCCCGGATCTTCGCCAGCTCCTCCTCCGTCGCGTCCCGGATCTCGCCGGTTTCCTTGTCGACGACCTGGAGCGGCGCGTTGGTCGGCGGCAGCGCCTTCGAGAACGCCGCCTTGAGCTCCGCCTCCGCGGCCTCCTTCTCCTTCTTCCCGAGGCGCACCACGTTCGCGTGGGGGTCGAACCCGGGGTCGGGCGGAGGGGGCGCAGCCGCCGTCTTCGCGTCCGTTCCGCCCTGGAGGACGAACATCTCGGCCTGGCGCTCCGCCGGCGTCAGCGGCCGGCGCTCCACCTCGTCGCCGTTGTCGCAGCGCGTCACGATGATCTCGTTCGTCTCCAGGTTCCGGTCGTGACGGCACCGGACCTTCCGCATCTCGCAGCCGGTGTCCACGGCCGTGGAGAGCGCCGTGATGTCCTTCCGGATCTCCTTGAGCCGCTTGCGCGACTCCGCCGCCGCCGCCTTCGCGGCCGCGATCTCCAGGGCGTTCTCGATCTCGCGCTTCGCCAGCCGCTCCGCGAGGGGGCGAATCTCGTCCGCCGTGAGGCGGCAGGGGAGCTCTCGGGTTTCTTCCAGCATGTCGTGCCTCTCTCTCCTATCCGGCGCGCAGGAGCGGCGCGCCGGCTCTCTCCGTGGGTGTTCAGGTCGTAGCGCTGGGGAGCTGGTACCGGGCGGTGGCGCGGGCGCCGACCATCTCGATCTTCCCCTCCGTCCGGAGGGCCTTCAGCGCAGAGTGAATCGTGACGTCGTGGGCGCGGCGGATGGTGTCGTCCGCCTCCCGGAGCTCGGACACCGCCATCGGTCGGTCGGCGACCGCGAGGATGGCGAGCACCGCGGAGGCGACGTCGGCGGAGCGGATCGGCCGCCGACGCTCCGGGGGGGAGGCGCCGGGCGTCGGCTCCCCGGCCGGGGGGGAGGCGCCGGGCGTCGCGCCGCGGATCACGCCCGTCAGCCGGAGGCGGAGCCGGCGGCGGAACGCGTCCGTTTCCTCCTCCACGACCGCGACGAGCGCGGCCTCCGACACCTCATGCTCGACCCGGATGGTGGCCATCGCTGCTATCCTATAGGGGAGCGCGGTCCAGTCAAGCCGTAATCTCAAGCGGCGTCCGAAAACCGGACATGCTCCTCGTAGTAGTGCACGAGCGCCGTCCCGGTCGGCCCGTTGCGCTGCTTGCCGACGATGACCTCCGCGAGCCGCCGGAGCCGGCCGGCCTCCTCCGAGGTCTTGTCCTGGAGGTAGAAGTACGCGCGAAACAACATCAGGATGACGTCCGCGTCCTGCTCGATGGCTCCCGACTCGCGCAGGTCGCCGATGTTCGGGCGCTTGTCCTGCCTCGACTCGACGGCGCGGTTCAGCTGGGAGAGCGTGACGCAGGTCATGCGGAACGCCCTCGCCATCTTCTTCAGGTCGCGGGAGATCTCGCTGACCTCCGCCTCCCGGGTCCGGCTCCGGTCGCGGGACTCCGCCGGCCGCACCAGCTGGAGGTAGTCGACGACGACGAGGCCGATCCGGCGACCCGGGGAGAGGAGGTTCCCCGCGTCGTCCCACACCGGAGCCGCCTCCCACGAGGCTTTGATCCGGCGGAGCTCCGCCCGCATCTCGGCCACGCTCATGTCCTCCCGGTCGAGCAGCCAGATCGGGAGGCCGTCGAGCGCGTGCGCGCCGCGCACGAGCCGCCCCAGGTCCTCCTGCGACGCCTTCCCCGCGACGACCTGACGGCCGTCGACCTGCGCTTCCGCGCATAGGAACCTCGGTCCGACCTCCTCCTCCGGCATCTCCAGGGAGAAGACGACCGCGCCGATGACGTACGGGCCGGGACGCGCCGGGTCGCCGTCGTCGAGCGTCTGCCCGGCGGCGTTGGCGGCGACGTTGAGCCCGAAGGCCGTTTTCCCCATCGACGGGCGGGCGGCCACGATGATCTGTTGGCCGGGCCGGAGGCCGCCGAGCATCCGGTCGACCGACCGGAGCCCGGTCGAGATGCCTCGCGGGCGCGGGCGCTCCGCCGCGGAGGTCATCGCCGTGTAGGTCGCCCGGATGACGTCCCGCATCGGCCGCGCGCGGCGGCCGTCTGCTCCGTCGTGGGTCAGCGCGAACACGCGCTGCTCGATCGACTCCATGAACGCCTGGCCCTCGCCGTAGTCGCCGTGGGCCTCGCCGATCGCGAGCGTGCACGTCTCGATGAGAGCCCGCACGCGAGCCTTCTCCCGCACGATCGCCGCGTACCGCTCCGGGTACGCGAACGCCGGGGCGTCGAGCAGGCGGGAGAGGTACGAGATGCCGCCGACGTTCTGCACCCAGTCGCGGTCCTTCAGCCACGCGGCGACCGTCTGGAAGTCGACCGGGTGGCCTGCGTCGGCGATGGCGACGGAGGCCTCGAAGACCCTGCGGTTGGCGTCGGAGTAGAAGTGATCCGCCGCGACGATGCCGCGCACCTTGTCGAGCGCGCCGACGCCGCCCGTCAGGACGGCGCCGAGGATGGCCGTCTCGGCCTCCGCGTTGTGCGGCGGGACGCGCCCCATCAGCGAGCGCAGGTCGGCCGGCTCCTCCGCGGAGCGCCGACGGTCCGGGCGCGTCACGGCGCCTCCGCGACGGGCCAGCAGACGAACCCAACGCGGTCGGACACGCCGACGTGCGGGCCATCGTGCCCGGAGCGGAGGCAGCAACGCAGCGCCGGCGACTCGCGCTCTCCCGTGCACTGTGCGGACGGCGGGGGGAGCGCGAGCCGGACCGGGAGCGGCCGTTCGGTGATGAGGGCCTCCACCCAGGCGGTCGCGACCGCCGCGACCTGGACGACCTCCTCCAGCAGCTCGTCGCGGGCGGTCGCGTCCGGGCGGTAGGCGCCGGAATCGAGGATCTCGCGCGCCACTTCGCCGACCTCCTCGGTCAGCACCGCGAGCCGGACGGGCTGGGAGACGGGCCAGACGCCCGGGCGCCGGCCCCACTTCAGGTCTTGGCGACGCCGCTCCTCCTGCACCAGCGCGATCGCCACTCCGGTCGTCTGCTCGTCGGTCGTCGGGATGTTCTTCGCGTCCGTCATGTGGTCCTCCGTCGGTCCTCGTCTGCCAGCTCCGCCCTCTCCGCGGCCGCCAGCTCCTCCGCCCGGGCGAGTGCCGACCGGGCCACGTCTGCGTCGTTCGGGGCGGCGCCGCGCTGGTCGCCGCCCCGAGGCTTCCGCCCTCCGCCGCGCGCCGCCTCCAGCGCGGCCGGCGTCAGGAGCCCGAGGAAAACCGTCTGCGCCCATCGCGCCCGGGACGGCGCGTCGATCGCGCCGGCCGTCGTCGCGCAGCGGGTCGCCAGCTGCGCCACGGCCTCACGCGCGGCGGCTCCCAGGTCGAAACCCGATGGGTAGCCGCGGCCGGCGGCGGCGCCGAACCAGATCGCCGCGAGGCGGCCGGGGCGGACGCCGGCCTCCCGGAGCTCCGTCGACTCCCGGATCGCGTGGGCGATTGGGACTGCGGCGGGCGGGAGAGGCGGGCGGGCCGACGGCTTCGGCGACCGCCGCTCCGCCTCCGCGGCCTCCCGGGCCTCGCCGACCGCGAGGGCAGACCGGAACGCGTCCTCGGCCGCCCATGCGTCGGGCGGGTCGGGCGAGCGGTCGCCGACGGACGCCTCCGGGGCGCCGGGGGGGGAGGGGGGATCTCTTTGATCCTTCTCCCTCTCCCTCTCTTTGGCTCGGGGGGGGGGGGGGGGGGAGGGGGGGGGGGGGGGGGGGGGGCGGCCGCGCGCCGGCGCCCGGCGGGCCCGGCCGCCCCGCCCCCCGGGCGCGCCCGCCCC